TGCCCTTGTCTGTGGCGATCTTTTTCTAAAATCCCTGTATAATCGTTCTGCAACAGTCGATACCTCCCTTTCTCTCTTCAACTGTGAACGTTTTCGTCTCTTTTCTTCACATTGTCACTTGCAACACTTTCGTTTCTAACTACACTTTCAATCGTAAGGTAGTTGATCGAGTACCTTCTCATAGCGCCCGACCCTGTAGGTTGAACAAGAGGCGCGTCAATCAAGGCTCTGGAGTCAGTAAAGGTGATAGACCGGGACTCCAGACCGTTAAACTGACCGCCACAGACGTTGAAGCTGTGGCGATGTGGTATGATCTTGATGTAATACATTGAACTGCCTGATGAGGCCCTGAAGGGCCGAAACAAGGCGCACGGCGCAATTGTGCTGTGCCCTTGTAGCAGTGAGAACGACCCTGAATAGGGAGAGGAGGATTTTGACATGCTTACAGATGAGAGAGGAAAGGTTCCAGCAATGAAGGAATACAAGCTCGGATTGCTGCTTGATGCTGTGGCTCAGCTCCAGAAGATCGGCAGGACACTGCATACTCGCTATGAAAATAACTGCAATGGTCCAATCGATGTTGATGATCAAGACGCAGAAGGGAATGACATCGTAATCGATCAACTTCAGAAGAAGGCGGACGAAATCGGCGCCAACGTCGGTTTATACGTTTACCATCAGACGGATTGCCGTGGCTGGCCCATTTACGTTTCATATAGCCCGATACCGGACAACGACTATAACAGGGCAGCAATTGCAATTGATTGCCGCTCAGATGAGGATAAAGACGAGGACGAGGACTAACCGACTACCCGACGAGCTGGTAACAGCGAAACACCCGGCCAAGCGCCGGGTGTCGTAGTCTGAAGCATGGGCAAGGCCGCAGGCGTGAACGCAGGACGCCGGGCCGGGAGAATTGGGCATGTTGCACCTGAAGAGTATTGCACATTATAGGAATGGCGTCTGTGGCGTTCCGTTTCATGTTGTACTGTTCAAGGATGGCAAGGATACCATGTTGGGTATCAAGTTTGACAACAGCGGCGACAGTTTGAACGTTTATACTGCCGTGTTCAACGTTGAGAAGCTTGCGGCGGGCGATATAGCGTTTGCGTCCAACAGTTATCGTGGCGACGTATTCGACGAGCCTATCAAGGGCTGGATCAAGGACTTCAACGACGAATGGGATAGAAAAGCAACTGAAGGCGCGGCAATGCTGACAGCGCAGAAACTAGCATACGACGAAACAGTCGAGGCGGCATGAGATGAAATACGGCGATTATATCCTCAGACTGTGGAAGGCTGGACGCCCGGACTTGAACCTTGCCGCTATATTTGTCGAACCAGACGACGCCGCGACACTTTGGTATATCAGTCTCGAAGAGGCTCGACGCGTTGTTCAAGAGTTGAAAAGACCGGCGGCCTTGCTTGTTCATGACGTTCACGGCAAGCAGAGCGTTGTTTTTGCGTATAGCAGGAACTTCTAACATGAAACTCCTCCGTTGGTTCTTTTCTGCTGTAGCCGGTCTGGTCGTTCTTTTCATCCTGTACATCCTGGCCGGCCTGGCGATCCTGGATGGTGACGGTCCGATAGAGTAAGGATATGTTGAAGGGAGCCGGGCAACCAGCTCCCTTGAACGTATCCACAAATTGCCGGCGGGCATACGCGAGAGGCATGGAATGAATGCACAAGAAGAGAGACAACACATACTGGAAACCCTGAGGAATCTTATCAACGTTGAAAATGACAAGATCGAAAACCTCAAGCGCTCTTATCATGGCCGGGAACTGACAAGCCAAATCCAGATGGGACTGGATGCAGTTATCGGAATGCTTATGGCCGGGAATGCACTTGGCTTTACATATACCGAACTTGTAAACGCATAGCACCGCCTGAGATCGCCGGGGCCAGCAACCCCGGCGCTTTTCGTGATGGTCGACAAAAAACGCTTTTTCAGGGGAGCGGTGATTTTTCGCCGTTCCATAGAAAAATGAGCTATGGTGGTCCAGAGAAAAATGAGCTATGGGTAAAAAAACGAACTATGGGACTTTGGGCTATGGTATAATTAATAAGGAGGCGTCAAATGAACGTTGCAGCATACATCAGGGTGAGTACTGACGCACAGGCTGGTCCAGACGCTTTTGGTCTGGATGCGCAACGGAGCAGTATAACATCTTACGCTGAGCGAATGGGCTATGGTGTCGTGGCATGGTACGAAGACGCAGGGATCAGCGGCTCAACAATGAATCGCCCCGCGCTTCAATCTCTCCTAAGCGATGCCAAAGACCACAAGTTTGATGGCGTGGTCTTTGCAAAGCTGGACAGATTGTCCCGTTCTCTCTTGAATACCCTCCAAATCCTCAATGCGCTTGTCGCGGTGAAGGTGTGGATTATGAGCGTCGCGGAGAACTTTGACACCAGTACGCCGTCCGGTATGATGTACTTCCAACTTCTTGGCATGTTCGCCGAGAATGAACGTAGAGTGATCACCGACCGTCTTTCCGGCGGGCGAAAGGCTAAGGCTCTCCAAGGAGGATACTGCGGAGGCAGGGCTGCGCTCGGTTATACGGCCGTACGTGGCGGCAAGGTCCTGACGGTGGACGACACAAAGGCCAACGTTGTGCGTGAAGTCTTTGCACTTCGTGCACAAGGCCGGTCTCTCCGCTCCGTTGCGTCAGAATTGAACTCCCTTGGCGTGGCAACGCATGAAGGCAAGTCCTGGCACTCCGTTCAGGTCAAGCGGGTCCTCGACCGTGCAGCCCTGTATCGAGGACAGTACTCTTATGGAGGAGTAAAAGCAGAACGTGGCAAGCAAGAACGTATTCTGATATAAGGAGGCGCAGTATGAAGAACTTCATCACTAATTTGTTCCACGTCATTGGCATCATCTTTTTCGTCATCGTTCTGTGGATTATCCTTCTACTGACCGGTATTCTCCCCGCGTTCCTGCGTGGATTCAATATGGGGCACTAGCACTAGCGGCCGGAGGCCAGCCTAACTGGTAGACCGCTTTGGAGGCATAAAACATGGGCATGGGCAAGCATGTTGTCATTACGACACATCTTCATTCTTCTCGTTCTTCGATCTCTTATAAATCCCCTGTGGCAGCGTTGCGTATTGCGCGGGCTGTTAAGAGAAACGCTCGTCACTGCGCCATTGTCGAGGCGTGGGCTGAGTATAGGCGGGCGGCATGAAGTCTTCACCCCTCTCGTCTCCCTTCTGTTATATAATGTAAGTCCACGGTTGGAGGCATAGGGTATGGGCGATACAAAAATCTGTCTGATTCAAATCGACGGCAAACAACCGAACCTCGCACTCATGAAGTTGTCGGCATGGCACAAGGCACAGGGAGACGGGGTTGACGTAAGCCCTGTCCCTGGCGTCCATTATGACAGGGCATACAAGGCGAAGGTCTTTGATTTCTCGCCAGAGTATCGCTATCGAATCCATGCTGATGAGATTGTCCAGGGCGGTACAGGATACAACCTCACAACCGCTCTGCCTGATGAAGTCGAAGCGATCTATCCCGACTATGGAGCTTTTGGCATTGACCGCGCGATAGGATACACGACACGGGGTTGTGTCCGCAAGTGTCCATTCTGCGTTGTGCCACAGAAAGAGGGGCTGATTCATCGCGTAGCCGACCTATCCGACTTCTGGCGTGGGCAAGAGCGCGTTGAACTACTGGACAACAACTTGACGGCAAGCCCAAAGGACTTTGAGAAAACTTGTCTGCAACTGATTGACGCCAAAGTTCGCGTGGACTTTTCGCAGGGTCTTGACCTTCGGCTTATCACGATAGAACAAGCACAACTGCTGAAGCGAGTCCGAAGGTACAAGCAAGTTCATTTCGCTTGGGATAACATGCAAGAAGAAACGGAAGTCAGGGCGGGGCTGGAACGGCTGCGGCAAGCAGAGTTTTCCATGAGTGCGGTGATGGTCTACGTTCTGATCGGATTCAATTCTACGCCAGAAGAAGACCTGTACCGCGTGGAAACGCTGAGGGGGCTTGGCGTTGACCCGTTCGTGATGCCCTTCGTTAAGTCTGACCCCTACCAGCGAAGGTTTGCGCGGTGGTGCAATATGAAGGCGGTGTTCAAGACTTGCCACTGGCAGGATTATCAGAAGGCAGCGGCATGACCGATACGAACGTCATCACTCGTTTTACTGATGCGGGGATCGTTGTGCAGGGGCCGTATGAGGAACTGCTGACGGTCCCTGGTCTGTCGTGGAGCAAGCCGAAGGGTGCGTTCTGCGGCGATCTTTCCCCGTCTCTCGCTTCTTCTCTTCTCCGCACCTTCAAGAGCCGGCTGCTCTGTAACGACGCTTCGCGCCTCAAAGATCTCGCTGCGCAGGAAGGCGAGACGGGCCGCCTCAGGGCGCTGGGTTCAGACCTCCCCGACATCCCGAACACTCGCCTTGCCCCGTGGCCTCATCAGAAGCTGGAGTATTGGGCAATGGTCAAGCAGCCCGCTCTTCTTGCCTATTTAGGATTAGGCACGGGCAAGACTGCGCCCGTCGCGTGGTATGTGCAAAATATGCACGTACGAACAACCCTCGTTGTCTGCCCCCTATCGGTCATTGACGTGTGGCTGTCGGAGTTTCCGAAGCACGCCATGACACTCATTACGATTTGGCACAAGGGTGACAAGTACCCTGCCCCTGGCGGCATCCTCGTCGTTCCTTTGGATAAGGGAAGCGTTGCACAGAAAGACGCCACGACACGTCAAGCTCTCGTCTACGTTGGCTCCGTTGTTCTTGTCTGCAATTATGAGTCTTGCTGGCGTGAACCCCTTGCCGGTTCTCTGCGTCAAATGGGATTGAATTTGCTGGTTCTCGATGAAGGCCACAAACTTCAGTCTCCCGGCTCCCGTGTCAGCAAATTCTTCCATTCCCTTGGCAAAACCGTTCCGAAGCGTGTGGCGCTGACGGGAACACCCTGTCCGAACGGTCCTCTGACGATTTATGGCTTGTATCGGGCATTGGACAGCGGCGTCTTTGGCACGTCTTTCGCCCGTTTCCGTGAGCAGTATGCGGTGATGGGCGGGTTTCAGAATTATCAGATCATTGGGTACAAGAACGTCGAGGAGTACAACCGTAGATTTTATAGTATCGCTATTCACGCTGACCGCTCCGTCCTCACTCTTCCTTCCGCCACGACGATCCAGCGCACGTCTTCTCTTTCTCCCTCTGCAATGAAAATCTACAAATCCTTGGAGAAAGACCTTGTGGCGCAGATTGAAAATGGAACGGTGACTGCGGCGAACGGACTTGTTAAGCTCTTGCGTCTGTCCCAACTGACAGGAGGGTGGCTCAGCCCCGACGTGGATGTCTTCAATCCCGAGGCGAAGCCTCAGCGCGTGGATAGTGCGAAGCAAGAACTGCTTGCCGACGTGCTGGACGACTTGCCAAAAGAAGAACCCGTGGTTGTGTTCTACAAATATGTCCAAGACGCCATTTCTATCCACGAAGTCTGTAAGGAACAAGGACGCACATACCACGAGCTTTCTGGCCGAGTGAATGAACTGCAAAAATGGCAGGAGAAAGGCCAAGTTCTTGCCGCGCAGATAGCATCGGGAAGCGTTGGCGTGGATATGACGCGAAGCTGCTACGCGATATATTACAGTACGACGTTCTCCTTAAGCGACTATGAACAATCCCTTGCTCGGATTCATCGACCAGGACAAGATCGTGCAGTCACGTACATCGACTTGGTGATGGCTGGAACCGTTGATGAAAAGATATATGCAGCACTTGCAAACAAGAAGAATGTTGTAGAAGAAGTTCTGCGAGACATGGAGGTGAGAGCATGACCGAGTATACGAGTCTGGACATTTCCCGCCGTCTGGCAGGGGCGGGGTTCAAGGCAGAAGTAGATGCTGGGGTGTGGGGCGGCGAGAGTGGGTGCTTCCACTACCAAGAGACGCTCAACGGCGCAACTGACTGGAGCCACATGGCACGGGCCTACCGCGCCGACACCCTTCTGGCGTGGTTGCTTTCTCATGGCGACAGCATTGAGATCACGCCCGACCTTGAAGGGTTTAACGTGACCTATTGGGTCAAACATGACGACTACAACGGGATTAACATTTTCCTCTGTGATGCCCTCGGTGAGGTAATTCTGGCAGTAATGGCAAAGGAGGCCAAGCATGACTAAGGTAGAGGAACTGCGAGCGAAGTTGATAGACGGGCGAGGGATGTTGACTGGTAGGGCAAGAGACCTTGATGACCTTCTTGTCGCCCAAGTTGCCGATGTGTTTCCCAAAGCAAAGGCCGAAGGCGTGGCAGAGGGGGAAGCAAAAGTGATGGGGAAATCAAACAGCTTGCACAGGGCACTGAATGGTTTGACATGCTCTCCGTCCTCGCGCCCACAAAGGAGGCCAAGCATGACTGCTAGCAAGATGGAGATACTGCGAGGGGAGATTCTTCTTTC